CCTTAATGGCCGGTGTCAAATGGTCGCCCATCTCGACCGTTAGCGGCATTTTGGAAGGCAACGGCATGGTCACGCTGCGCACGCCAAGCAAGCCATCGTAGGCACGGTGCAGGCGGGATAAGCTGTGGTAAAGCGCTGTGTCAATGGGGTTACTCGTTGCGTTCAAAGCGGATTAGCCCCTCATCTCCAAGCACGTAACGAATCAAACCAGCGCCTTGCCGATTAGCACCAAATAAGCCATTGATGATCCCCATCATTCCGACAGAATAAACGTTCTTGAATGATTGCCCAGACAATTCAACATCACAGAAAACCTGAACAGTTGGATGTTCTGCTATTGCTTTATTACAAGGAATACGTTTGATCAACAACTCAACAACCATATCCTTATCTAATTCAATTAACTCATTCAGGAACGCAATCACATCATCTGTAGATACTTTTTCGCGCATCATTAAGCCTTTTTGAATAGCATATTCTTGATTCGCTCATCACCAATCAATTCGGGATCGTCTTCTTCATCCCAACGCCAAGTAAGCCCACATTCGCCCGCGTATAGGTAGACTCTATGCGGAATGGTTTCGTTCTTGTCGTTTTTGTCCCAAAACACAAAGTACCAACCGTTTTGGGTTGGAGGTATTGAAAAATAACCGATAACTTCACGCGCCTTAATGGTATCCAAATCGCATCCTCTCTTGAGTAATTTCGTGTTTCATGCTATAATTACTCGTGTATTCGACCAATAGAAGCGCCGGGCGATGCTATGAACATCCCCGGCATGAGTACAGTCTGAAAGGAGACTATACTATGCAAGATCATACCACAGCCGCGCCCAAAGGCGAAACAGTCATCAATGAACCCCGCAAGCGCTGCACAAACCCCAACTGCGAACGTGCCGGTCAACTGTTGCCGTTGAGCGCATTCTATCGAAACTCCAAAAACACAGATAAGCATGATGGAAAATGCAAAGCCTGCCGAAACGCCTACGTAAAACAATGGCAACAAACAGACAAAGGTAAAGAATCCCACAAGGTTGCTAACCGACGATACAACACCAGTCAACAAGGCAGAAAAACAAAGGAATCTCGAAGAAAACGATATGATAAATCGTTGGCCGGAAAACAATATCGAAAAAAGAGAAGTCAGGCATATCAAGAGAACAATAGAGCAGCAATAAATGCACACGCAGCGGTTTACAAGGCTGTTCGTGCCGGTCGCCTTGCTCCCGTCAATACACTTATTTGTACTTTTTGCGAAAATCAAGCGAAAGAATACCATCATTATCTTGGTTACGAACGGGAAAACTATCTTAATGTGATCCCCTTGTGCAAAAAATGCCATGCTGATATTCATGATGTTCCAACATTTAGTGATAACCATTAGCCGAAATAGCGCTTAGTGCGCGCTGCACTTCTTCTCTAGCGGCGCGCACTTCATTGATCCAAAGTGAATTGTTTTGAGTTGCATTCGATGCGGCTTCGCCACCGTCAACATTGCCGATTCCCGGTTGCTGTTGGGGCTGCGGTGCTGGTTGCTGCACAGGTCGCCCTACTGCCTTATGCCCTGTAATTGTTTCTGCCGCCTCGTCATTATCGATCCATCCGGCATTGACCTTCTCTTTCTCGTTGAGGATCTTCATTTGTTCGGTCTGGGCATCACGCAAAGCCTCCGACGCTCTAAACTCGGCAAACTCAAACTCAACATCAGCCTGTATGCCTTGCGCCTCCAAAGCCAAGGTAAACAGTCGCCCCAGCATCGTTTCGGTGTAGTGCTGAATCGAGCGAATACCGGCGCTGTAAATCTCGAATTGACGATTGCTTTGAATGTCGCCTGTCGTCTCGGTGATGCCAAGCATCAATGGCATCGTCTTCAAGGCCCGCACCGCCATGCGTTCGAGCATCGTAATGATGCTATCCAAGCCCATCAAGTTGGCGTCAGTTACACCCTCGGCACGATTGACCTCAATGTTGCTGGTATGAATATAAGCCTCTTCCGGCTTTAACTGGCGATAGACATCTTCGATGCTCTTGATAATGTCACCAACAAACTGATTGAACGCTTGTGCATTACTGGCAATCTGCGGCGCAAGCTTGACCAACTGATCAATATCCACACTCAAATCGAGTCGTCGATAACCGATTTGCTGGATAACCCGTTTCAAATCGTGCAGCATTCCCAAGAGGAACAGTGACACAAACAGCGCAGGCGCGGCGAGCGGCCGGCCGTAAGGCTTGCCCGGCATCGGGTCGATGGGCACGTAGGCGAACGTGGGCCGGTCCAGCACAACAAAGCTAAACGCTTGCCATTGCCCTGCCTGCCACACTTGCCCCAATACCGGATCGGTCTTGCGCTGAAAGCGAATGGAAGACGGATCTGGCACGGCCAAATCAACTGGCATCCGGCCTTGCTCATCTAGCACCAATTCGGCGCACAACGCCCCGCGCAAGAAGGCAGCGGTGAACAAGCGCCCGATCACCACATCGAACGTACCGGCCTTGCGGTCAATCTCCATCGTCTTGATAAAGGCATCCAGCGCAGCCTTGGCGTTTTCGTCTTCGGTGTCCCCGCCCTTGCGATAGGCTTTGACCTCCCACCCAGGATTGCACATGCGCAGGAAATCCCACAGGGCGCGTGACACTTCCGGCGAAAGGTCCGCAAGGATTTCCATGACCTTGGTTGGGTCCATCCGCTCCAAGGCTTTGCTGTCAATGGTCAACAGTTGCCAATTCGTCTCGTAGTTGTCCGGCGGTACAAACAGCCATTGCGCTGTGGGAAATGTGCTGATGCTGTCCACGGAGGCGCGGCCTCCGGGCAAAGCGATGTTGACCGGCGGCAGGGGCTGGCGTCGCGCCCGGGTGAAGTAGTTGCGGATACTGTCGATAAAGCTCATTTGAACCTCTTGCGCTTGTCTTCCCAAGCCTTGATGCGGTCGTTGCGTTGGTCTATCTGTTGGCGCGCAATGCGCTTTTGCTTTTGGGCAAGAAATGATACCGGATCATGCGCCGGTGTTTCATCCTGATTCCACCAATAACCATCGTTAACACCTAAAATCGCCGAATTTGATGATGCCGAAGTGATAAGGATTCCTGAACTAGTTGCACTTGTGCTGTCAACTGGTCTAGCGCCCATCTTTCTTAGGAGTTCAAGTATCTCGCTATCAATAGTGCATGATGTGTATCCGATCATCTCGGATTCCATCCTTGGGCTTTGCCCTGGACAAATGGCACGATAGGGACAGAGAACAAATAATCAGGCGCTACACACAAGCAAAACCCGTCACCATCATCAGGAGATCGCCCGAATCTATCCCTGAAAATCTCCTTGTCGGTCAAGCGCCGCACCGAAACACCTTTGCGATTCACCCATTCAAAGGACCGTTCGCACAAATCTTCTTCTAGCTCATCAGGCACGCTTTGTAGTGCCAGTCCTTTGATGCTTTCGGCTGACTCGGCGTACATTTCGGTGATTAGGTTGTCATACGCGTCCGGCTTGGTTGGGACAGCGTTAAATTGCACTTCCATAACCTGAAAATCGGCAAAGGTTTCGCGCAATTCCATATCCATACGCAGCTGATCAACCACGCCGCCGCCAAAACCGCCGCCGCCATCAATGCGCACATGCAAGCCTGAGATTAAATTTAAATATATGCCTTCCGTAATTTCGTACTGCCGTTTAACGCGCAACGCTTCTGCCTTGATAGCTTCCTTGTAAACCGTAGTGTCTTGTTTGCTGAACTGCTTTGCGCGCCAACACAGATACCCAAAACGCACATATAGCGTACCCATGTCGTTACCGTAGCGCGCCACGTCAACGCCCATGTAGATTGTTTGGCCGGTCGCAGCTGTTGGTTTGCGCAACTTTGCTGACTCATACCGCCCAACCGGAAAGAACGTTTTATCGGACAAGTTCGCCGGCGCAATCCCTAGCACACGAAATAAAAACTCAGCATCAGGCTGATAGATAACCCCAGGTTGCCAAGGTAGCGTAAAAGTGTGACCGTCAGGATCGTGCTCGTCTACAATTTCGCAGTGTTCTTCAACCATCTTGTTGACGTAATCACGCCGCACTGCACCAGGCACAATCTCTTTATCGGCAAGTACGTTGGGGTGATAAACACACGAAATGCGAAAGTTCACCGTATCGCTACGCACGCGTTGCTTATAAAACTTGCTTGTACGCGTGCGGGGGTTTGCTAACATCAGCATCAGCGCAATACCGCCGCTCGCCATTGATTCGACCGCATCATACACAAAATCCGCTACGCCCTCGGCCTCATCAATGACAAACATTAAGTATTTGCCGTGTTGTCCCTGCACCCGTTCTGTGCCTTTGCCGCCGCTGTCGCTCGTTGCACGCCCCTTGGCAAAATGATTAGGTTTGAACTTGAGTTCAGGAATTTCCATCACACGCCCCGGCAAGTTATGCGCCCGCCGGTCTGTTCTAATCTCTTTCCAAAGCAAGTCATTGATTTGTTCAGACGTGGGCGCAAAGCTATAGATGATAGCCGGATCGCAAGTGTCAAAGAAGTGCGAGAATATGCCTGACGATAACTTTGTTTTGCCAACGGTGTGACCAGCTTCAACCCGTATGCGGTTTTTAATGATCTGACCAGGCTTCCAGTATTGCAACTGGTCTACTGTTACATTGCCTTGCTCGTATTCATAGCGCTCATGTAGTTGGCGCAAAGCCAGTTCGTAAGCCTGTAGCACCTCGACTTGTCCAGGATGTTCAGCGTCGCCGGCCCACGGATGCCAACCAAGCTTTTCAATGATGTAGCGCAAAGGCTCAAAGCGATACTCGGCGAGCGGATTTTTGTTACCTATGCCACGCTTGCGCCGTTCTAATTCCGCTTGCGCCCTAAGTTGCAACAGTGTAGCCACTTAACACCACCTGTATTGGGTCTTCACCGGCGATAAATCTTGCCAGTTGATCGTCACTAAGCTTGGACAAATCAATATTTAAATTCTCGGTTCGCACCTTGCGCCCACCGGTCTCTTTGGCAATGTCATCTAGTGTGGCTCGGTATTGTTCCACCAAGGCACTGTTAAAGCGAATGAGCTCAACCCGTTCAGCATTTTCGCCGCTGCCGACTGATTTCACGTCATCTAGCCAGAGATATTGTTTCAACTCATCTTCTAGCCGGTTGGCAAGCCGTTTTAAGCTGTTCACCCGTTCGTAATCGAGCGCTAAACCGGCTTCAAATTCTTTGCGTCGTTTTTCGTTGCGTTTGGCTTCTAATTCGGCGTCATAAAGCGAAGAACGCTGTTTCCATTCGTAATCGGTTGACCAAGTACCTAGCGTGCTCAAACTATCTGTAGGCGTTGCAGTTTGTTTTACTTTGTTGTACTTTTGGGCAAGCTTGCGCAACGATCTGCCAGCGCCAAGCCGCAAATAATCATTGCACGCTTGCACCGCCCGATCTGATTCATTGTCTTTGCGCTCCCCTGCTAAAAGTTCAAGCATTGTCTACGCCTTTGGTCGCTTCGTCGTACTCTCTGCGCTCGGTCATTCCCAGCCGCTCACGTCTTCGACCCAGACCCACCGGCCCGATATGTCGTCTTTCATGGCCTGCAATATGCTCCGGTCGCTCTCGATTTGCATCAGCACCTTGGCTTGTGTGCCGGTCACGGCCTCCAAAGCCGAGTAATAAATCGGGTAATCCTCTTGCGGCGGCAAATCGGGTTCGCCGTTGATATAGTCGATCCGAAACTTCGATACAACTGTGTCCATATTACACCGCCTGAAACCAAGTAATAACGCTATTCGGATTTGTCGCAAAGACACCGTGTAGTGTGCCTGTACCGGCATCGGCTATTGTCTGGTCAGTGCCAACCTGCGCATTGTTACACCACAACTGAAACGTGGTCGATGCTGTACGCCGTATATTAGGCAATGATCCGCGATAGACGTTGGACGTGCTGATGAGCGATGTGATTGTGCCGGAAACGTATTTGAGTAGCTGAATATTAGACATCCCGTCATGGATGGCAAGCACCATCGTTGCGGGACTCGCCAACGAATCCAACCCGTAAACGATTCCCACAGGACAACCAGGATAGATGCTGCCCCGCGCTGTAACGGATGTTGGGTTCGCTAAACCTGACCACACCGCAAACAGTTGATTGAGGGTGAGCGGCTTTACGCTCGCAGCATCCAAATGCGCCAAATCCCCGCTTGTCGCGCTGTTACAGCGTAGCCGAAAATCTCCGCTAGTGCCGGTAAAGCGTGCCGTAGCATACACCGTTTGCCACACGTCCTCTGCTGTGGTTGCAGAGAAGGTGAACGGTGCGCCATTCAAGAGAATACCGGCGGCATTGACGGCAGTGTTGGCCGATGGCGAGTAAGCTCGTGCGGTAAATTGGTAAAATGTCCCCGCTGTCACCGTTGGCGCTTGTGATCCGGCGGCGCTGATGGTGCCACCGCTAGAAATTTCTAGGCCAAAATTATCGCTACCGCCGGTTGGCGCGAGATTCGGTGAAGATGAATAATCGCGCCGTGTCAACGTTGCGCTGTTGGCCGCACTCCAACCGGTTGTATTGGTGGCAAATTCGACGTTCGACAAAACCTCACTACCGAGTGATGGCGTGTTGCTCAGCCCGCGGCTTGTTAGCGTCCAAGTCCCATTATGCTGTGGCGGAACCATCATACGCGTAAAGATATTGCGACGGCGAATGATTGGATTAGGCATCAGTTACGATCCAAGAAGAAAATGAAAGTAAATTTCTGCCCGCTATTCGGCGTAAAGGCCGTAAGTGTTTCCGGCACAAAATAAAGCGATGTGCCCACGCACGTATACGGGATACGCATGGTCATGTCAACGCTGCGAGACATATCCGAATTAGACGTATCCGCCGCCGTGGTCATGGCGGGCAGATCATAATAGGCGATTCGCTTACCGGCGTCGGCGTATTTATCCTGCCACGCCGCATTATCTACGCTTATGGTTGCGCCGTTCGTGTTGAAGAAATGAATGCGAAGCTGTTGCACGCTGTTCTTCTTGTCAGTAGAAGCACGCATACCCACAATGTAACCACTGCCGCCATCTGCTCGCGCTGCATTAGCAATGGCCTGCATTGTTGTGGCGCTCACGCTATCACTGATTACATCCCCAATACCGTAGGGCGATGTATCAGACGGTCGAGTGATTTCCACGGCGACAGAAATCAAATTCCCCCCCACCGTAAGTCCATACGGATCGCCAGGCGCGCCACTACCGAAACCGCTAAACCACTTTACAGCATTCGATAAATCAATAAACGGGATTGCCATGCTACAATGACTCCTTGACTACCCACTCCGAAATAAACGTTTTGGCCGGAACCCCGGCGAATGTTGCGGTGAATTGCACCCGATGCGTACCCGCATAGGCCACATCATCGGCGCTGTAGCTCCAACGAAACACACCGTTGGTCGCGTCCGTGACAGTCAGCGTGCCGGTGATGCTTTGCGCCGCCTGTTGCCGTTGGAGCAGGATTTTACCGGTCAACGTTGCGCCGGTTAAATCCTCTACGGTGTTATCCTGATGCTGCCATGTGATGAGTTGGGCGGGCAATCTGCCCCCCTGCACCGCCGCCGCTAAAGCCATGTTCCTCCTGGTCCTTTCACATATCCATTGTCAGCAGGTCCGATGCTCACACCGTAAGCGTTCGGTTCTGCCACGTTACCGGCGGCGTCTGGGCCTTCGACAAGGCCACTTGCGCTCGGTCCATACACCAAGCCGTACACAAACAAATCTGGTGCGCTCACGCCGCCAAAATAACCCGTCGTGGCAATCGCCTTGGCGCTGCTCTGAAAATAACCTCTTGTGGCTATCCGCTTGGCGTTCAACTTGGCGTCCTTGTCGTGTCGGTCAATGTGTGCGTTACGCGCACAGTTGTGCCATCCGGCGCATAGAATTCAATCGATGTCGGGTCAGCCGCATTCGCCACGAACTTGCCGCGCAAAATGGCGTAAACCTCTTTTAGCACCGTGGCGTAATCCTTGCCACTTTCCACCGAATAGGACATCAGCGCCGTCACCACGTCAGCGGCGGTGATGTCGTGCAATGCGTCGATAGCGTCGGTAATGGCCGTTTGTGCGCTGGTCACGTTCGCCGGTGTTGCACGGGTCGTAATGGCTGCGTCAATGCGTCCGGTAACGGTAGTCGTTACGCCTGCATCGGCCAAGGCAGTATCCGCCTCGGCGTTAACATCGGCTTTCGCCTGCGTTGCCAAGCTGCCGATGCTACCTACCACGTTTCCGCCAACGTTGCCGGTTACGCTATCCACCGCACCACCGGCGAAGATCGAACGCGTAGATGTCTTGACATCGGCATTTTCGATCTCTTGTGGATTCACTGCAAGCGGTATACACCGGCTCGGCTGCGCGCTGTCGTAAATTTTTAGCGTGCCTACATGACCATCTGGGATTGTAGCCAGGTATTGATATGCACCGTCGCCAAGGTCGCTAAAGCCGGTGGTGATGGTCGCTCCGGTTTGCGCGCCGCTACTGTCGAAAAGCTTGGCGTTGAGCGGTAATCCTGGCAGATTCACAAAAGCGAAGGAAAACATTGCTTGATAACTCATGCGCGCTTGACTGCGCCTCCGTTGGACTCATCAACCCATGCAGTACCGGGATCGCCAGCAGATGTCGGCAACGCTGATATATCGACAATGCTGGAACCAAAAATAATATGATTTGCATCTAGGACAAGCAGACGGTTTGACGGATCGCTATCGGTAAGTTGAAGAAACATTGCGTTGCTTGTACCGAAAATACGCGCTGGCGTCAAGTTACCGGTTACATCTAGCATGGCAATCATCGAATATATCGGCTGTGCATACACATAATCTACCAAGCCAGCAAAATCGCTGCTTGGCGTCAAATAGATGGTGTTACTTGCGCCAGAAACGTGCTGTGCTGGAAAGACAATCGTCGCATCGGCATCGATTAAGCCATTGATACCGAAATCATCAGAGACGGTCAAACTGCCTGCCGTCACGTTGGTCACAGAGATAGAAAGTACGTAAAGCGAGAAGCCAGATATTGCAAACGTCTGCGACAACACACTGCCTGAGCCAGGGATATGCTCTGCCGCTCCGGTCGCATTCCACGTCCAACTAGAACCGCTGTCGTCCCAATTGTTTATGTCACTATCAAAATCAGAGTTTTGCAATAGACTCGCGACAGAAAGGCCAGCAATCGTAAATTGCTGCGGCTGTGTGAATATGTTT